CCAACCATCCAGAACTTTGTCTTTGTATCTGACATCAGCCGGTTTGTGTTTGCGTTTGGCTGTAATGACTATAGCTCCTCAGTACAGAACCCCATGCTGGTTCGTTGGTCGGATCAGGAGTCTGTGGTTAACTGGACACCCTCTGCTACCAATCAAGCTGGTAGTGTTACGTTGTCCCACGGCTCAAGCATTGTGACCGCCGTTCAAACCCGTCAAGAAATTTTGGTGTGGACTGACTCTGCCATTTATTCTTTGCAGTACATTGGCCCGCCAGTGGTTTGGTCTAGCCAGTTGATGGGAGATAACATCTCTATCCTTGGTCAGAACGCAGCCACCCAAGCTTCTGGTGTCGTGTACTGGATGGGCGTGGACAAGTTCTATCTGTACGATGGTCGCTTACAAACACTGCCATGCGATCTACGCAGGTATGTTTATCAGGACATTAACCTCCAACAGAACCAACAGGTTTTTGCCAGCACCAACGAAGGCTTTAATGAAGTCTGGTGGTTCTACTGCGCGGCTGGTAGCTTGGTTGCTAATCGTTATGTGGTGTACAACTACCTTGAGAAGGTCTGGTACTACGGCACAATGGAGCGTACGGCTTGGTTAGATTCTGGCCTGCGTGACTACCCCATTGCCGCCACATACAACTACAACTTGGTCAACCAAGAGTTTGGGTTAGACAATAACGAAACTGGAACGCCTGCGGGTATCGAGGCTTACATCTCATCTGCCGAGTTTGACATTGAAGATGGTGAACATTTAGGCTTTGTCTGGAGGATGCTTCCTGACCTGACATTTTCAGGCTCTGACGCTTCACCAACTCCGCAAGTTACGTACACTTTGTACCCCATGCAGAACTCAGGTTCAGGTACAGGCACGGCAGTAACTGCTGGCGTTAGCAAATTAACTGGTGCATCCTACACGGTGACTGAAGGTTTTACGGGGCAAGTAAACACTCGTATACGTGGTCGCCAGCTTATCCTAAAGGTCAGTTCTAGCAATCTAGGAACTGCATGGCAACTTGGAGCTACCCGTATTGACATCAGACCGGACGGCAGACGATGACCTACATCATTACGTCTGAGTTTGAACTTAATAAGGTAGCCGCACCTAACTTGCCGCTTCCTTTAACCGAGTACGACCGTCAGTATTTTGACCAGCTATTGAACGTGCTTCGCCTGTATTTCAACAGGCTTGATGCACTGACGACTCAGTTGATGACTTCTGGGTCTATTGATCCATCGTTAATTAACGTACCTAACGGGTTGTTCTTTAACACCGCAGACCAGACATTGGCGGCTGTTAACACAGGCTACCCCATCACGTTTAACCAGACCTACCTTAATAACTTTGTGGCTCTCCAAACCGCCAGCACTTCTAAGATTGAGGTTGCTGTTGGTGGTGTTTATAACTTTCAGTTGTCGGCTCAGTTAAAAAGCACCAACGCATCGGGCAAAGATGTACAGATTTGGATTAAGCGCAACAACATCACAATTGGGTATTCGGGCCACAGATACACGGTTGAAGGCTCAGACAACCACTTCAACGTGGCATGGAACTTTGACATTGATTTAGCGGCCAATGAATACATTGAGATGTACTGGGGCGCAGACGATACTGCCGTGACGATGGAAGCTATTCCTGCGTCTGCTCCATATCCTGCTGTTGCTTCGGCGGTAATGGCTGTAAACTTTATTGCGCGGCTGCCTGACCCCCGCCCAACGCCTCCTTAAGGTTTAAACATGGCAGATTTAACAGAGTTTGAAAAACTTGTAAAAGAATACGAAGGCACTAAGTCAGGCGTTAACTTGCCTGCAAGTGTTGCAGGCTTTACTGAAAAAGACCTTGCCGATTTATACGCATCGCAGCGTAATTCAGGTTTTACTGACGCTCAGATTAAAGATGCGGCCACTCAAAACTACGGTCAGATGAATGACACGGATTGGAATTACTTAACCAATCTTGCAGGGTTTGGCCCTCCCTCGTCTTCTGCCGGTGTAGTGGCAGATAAAAGCATCGTAGATACATCTCTTGCCAACACATCTGCCCCTGTCAACACTTATAGTAGACAGTTTGCCGGAAAAGATTACAGCCTAGATAACTCTGTTGTAGATAAATTAACTCAACAAATTTTGGCGCAGAACACCACGTCCAAGTGGACGGGTGAAGGCTTTGGTTCTGCGTCAGCTAATGCGAAAGCAATGGCTGAAAACTTGGCTGCATCAGGTGTTACCGACATTAATCAAGTTGGCAAGAAGTCTATTACCATTCCTGAATCTACCAGCTACACAGAAGCGGGAGATTTGGTTACTCCTGAATCCACAACGCAGCAATTAATTAATAAAACCACCGGCCAACAGCTTATTAATGATTTTGCTGAACGCGGCGGAACAGGCGCTATCTTTTCAGGTACATATAGCGGCAAGCCCAGCCGGAAGTGCTGCTTTAAACGCAGCAATGGGAAAGGACTTAAAAGATGTTGCTAAATCTTATGTTTTATCTCAGCTTGGTCAAGAGGCGTTTAAAGGTCTAACAGACACCGGCATTGATACCAACATTTTTGGAGAAACAGGTGCAACCTTTGCCAAAGACATTAAAGATGTATTTGGGAAAACAGGCTCAGATATTATTGGTAAAACTGCGGGTCAATATGTTGCTGGCGAAGGAAAGATCGACATTGGCAACTTGTTGTTAAACCAAGGCGTGGGTGCGGCAACCAATGCAGTGCTTGGTGAAATTCCCGGTTTTGATGGTTTAAACGCTACAGAGAAAAAGTTTGTTACCAACATTGTTTCGTCTACATTGAATGATGGAAAGCTTTCCCCTAACGAAGCAATTAGTGCTGCATTTACTGCCGCCACGCAGGCAATGAAAAATACCAGCAAAGGTACTAAAGTAGCAGATGCCGGTACGGATAACGAATTTCAGTTACCCGGCGGCACTCAAGTGGCTGGCCCATATTCAATAGATGTTGCTGGTGTCCCTCTGTTTCAAGAATCTGTACCTGAAGGTTTTACTCCACCTGCCGGTCTGCGTCTGCTTAGTGTGGCTGATGATGTTAAAGAGGTTTATGACTCAGAAGGCAAGTTCCTTAAAGAGACCAAGCCAATGGGTTCTTATATAGACTACTCTATCCTTCCGGGCAAAGGGGTTTGGGTTGTCAAAGACGATTTTACGCAAAAGTTTGATACCAGCAAGTTTGCAGACGATATTGCCATGTTCTACCAAAATCAAGGCGATTTGGACAAAATTGCACAAGGCACACCCAGCACATTTGATGACGAGTTGGCAGACCTTTTGAAGTACAAAGGCATTAAAAACACCACCGATTTAAACGCAAGTAAGTTAACAAATGACGATTTGTTTGCTATGTTTAACTCTAGTTTTGGCAATTCATTTAATGACAAAAAAGTTAACGACGGTAATATTGACAGTCTAGATATTACGGGCAAGCGCATCCCGGGCACTGTTGGCGATTTAGACACCACCAAAACAGACGACAAAACAACCAACAAAACAGACGACACAATAGGTGATGACAAAAAAGAGGATGATATAGACGAGCTTGTTATTACAGACAAAAAAGATGACAAGGTCGATTTAAGCCCTCTGGTCTGTGGCGAGGGTATGGAGCTAAGCGAAGATGGGAAAAGCTGCGTTCCCATTAAAAAGGTTACGCCTCCAATCAAATGCGGCGAAGGGTTTAAACTCAGTGCTGACGGCAAATCCTGCGTCCCAATTGGTAAGACTACCGGCCCTATCAAATGTAATGAAGGGTTTGAATTAAGCGCAGATGGCAAAAGCTGTGTGCCTATTAAGAAAAAAACCACTCCCACGCAACCATCTACGGATGGTGTGCAATCTGCCCCTAGCCAAGATCCCTACGCTCACATAAAATTCATGGAAGAGCTGTTTGGTGGCAATGTTTCGCCACAATTCTTGACTGACGTGTTAGGCGGGAAAAAGGATACTGACGATAATCTTGCCGCTCTGTTGAGCTTACTAAGGAAATAATATGAGCTTTGATTTCAGCAATTGGATGGAAAACAACGATCCCGGCGGTTCAAGTTGGGGGAACATTGGCTCTGACCTAGTGTCATCTAATGCTGATAACAGCGGTAACGTGGATAACACGTTACTGACCGATTTAAACGTCAAGTCTTATTTGTCCGATCCATCCTTAATTGACAAGCTGTCAGGCTACGCCAAAAATTTGTATCAAGACAAAAGTGGCAATGTAGATTTTGCCAAAGTGGCAACGTTGTTAGGTGGCGCTACGGCGGCATTTAACGCCAATTCAGGCAATCAAGGTGGTTCTGGTGCGGGTTATCAGGGTGGCATTCCTACCCTGTACGCAGGCCGCAACATGATTACCGCACCGCCCACAACTATAGGCGGGAAGCCTCGTCGTGCTGGTGGCGCAGGCATCAACTACGGCGGGGATGTTACTTTCTTTAATACAAAAAAAGAAGTAGATGAACAAAAAGCTGCCGCCGATGCCGCCGCTGCTGCTGCTGCCGCTAAAGATACTACTAAAGTAGACACTACAAAAGTAGATACTACAAATGTAGACACTACCAAAGTAGATACTACAAAGGCCGACCTTAAACTTATTGGCTCTGAAGGGTATCGCAACTATATTGCTGGAGGTGGTACACCTGAAGG